TAATCAATCTCCAGGCGGCATTACATGGATTAGAGTTAACTCCTAGAATAGACAGCGCGGTCAAGATGACAATAGCGTCAAGATTAGTTGATTTAAGTTGTAAAGAAACAACTGGATAATAAGTCCCAGCTGTCGTTAGCGTCTTAGGTGTCTGTACAGGAGTTCCTATCGACCATTGATCACCTCGCAGTTCGTATCCGCCTTCTGAAATAACGGTAGAACAAACTTGTTTTAATGTACTTGAGCTGTCAGTTGCGGTAGTATTCTTGATCTCATATCTCAATGGCAGACTTGCTGTAGTCATATACGTAGATTCAATAAGATTAGCATGGTGGAATGAGTGACAATGAATCAATTTACCATCAATAACAAATCCGCATCTTACGGTACCAAGACCAAGCCACTCAATGTCCGTAAACAAGATCTGTGCTTTCGAGATATCAAGAGTGATCTGAGACGGACTAGAAGCCACGTTACCTAGAAGTGTGTCGACGTTCCAGTTCGCTTGAGCAACTCTTGTCTCCGTCACGGCTCCTGTAGAATATGATCTTTCAACAAAGTATAGATCAGATCCATCTAGCTCTAGATAGATTCCATTCTGCTCGCCAAAGTAACCGACTCTCTGTCTTAATCCCGCCTTTGCTGGATTGAACACAAAAGTATTTAAAGATTGAAGTGATTTACCTGGCTGATATGAGAACACCTTAGTAGTCTCACGCACAATCTCAGCATTGAGAGTCGTTGGTAGAGTCAGAGACATCAAGCCGGCATTGGCGCTGTGAGTGTAAGTCGCTCCGGCCGTATTAGAAGTAGACCACAGACCGTTGTCTTTGAATCTATGTGATGAGTCAAACAGAGTAAGAGGTGTCGACATTCTGGCTCGACCGAAAGCATCGACTGCAACACCGGATGGATTAGCGGGACCGACGAGATTTCCGTATTGGTCTGCTAGCATCACTACTTCAAAGATGGTACGACCATCGTTGAGATACTGGTGTGAGTCTTTTCTAAACTGCGCCATTTTATTTTCCTATCGATTCTCTGATTACACGAAGAACCGTTGAAGATTTATCTTCCTTCATAGGTCTTATGTTTTTGTTTCTATGAGCCACAACCATCATTGACTGCGTCTTCTTCAAATGAGCATACTCTTTCTTTCTCTGCTCTCTGGTACCACCAGGAGTCTTTAGAAAGGTAGCTAACTCTTTGTTGCTTACGTGACTCTCATCAGGATGACGAACGAGATCGACGTGCTGACCCTTACCGCTCTTTGGATGATATCCATGGATGTTTACGCCACCCATCTTTCTCATCTTCTTCCAGATGGCAAGCCCACCATGTGACTGCTCGTCTGATGCTAGGATGTGATCGTGCTTGGTGATCAGGTGATGATAGAGCTTGTGGACGCCGGCGCCTGGAACTGCAACGGCCATGTCGATGTGGTGGGCCTTACCCTTCTTGATAGCAGTCACTGAGGAGTTGACGTTACCCTCGTGGTCAGTAGTCATATAGTGGTGGTGACCATCATGGTCTATGCCGTGGTAGACGTGTCTGCCGTCCTCCATAGTCGAATGGTGCTTCAGCTTCTTTCTAGCAGTCTTATTGAAACCCTGCTGAACCTTCTCAATGGGCTTCTTTAAGAACTTCTTGTTAGCGAAGCCAGTGGCCTTCTTCGTGATATCAGTTCTAAGGTTAGCTTCATCCAGCATTCTTGACTTCTTTCTTGACTGGTTTCTTCTTTGCAAGTAATCTTCTCTGCTGCTCGGCCCTAGCCTTTACGCCGATCGGGTCGTTGCGCTTTGCATAGCGAGCGAGTGATATGCCAGATGTTTCAGGACCGATGTGGATATCCATCCCCTTGCGTACGTCGTTGAACATCTCACGGGCATGCTCTGGGTGGACATGAGACGGTATGCCCTTCTTGAACTCGCTGAACTTATTAGTTATGGCGTGACCGCGCATCTTAGACGCCGACATGCCAGACACACCCTCTGCGTCCGGATCTCGTTCACCAGCCGATACGACGTCGATGTTCTTGAAGTTAAACTCACCACCGGGTCCGTTGTACCTATCGAGCAGCTTCTTGTACTCATCGACTCGGTCTGATCCGGCTACCATCGTCGCATGGGTTACACCCTGCTTGTACAGCTTCTTTAGTTGGTGGATGAACGTCGGCGACTCGTCGTCGGCCGCGGAGATGTTAGCCCCTGGGAACATTCTCTTGGCGTGCTTGAGCTTCTGCTCAGCTGATAGTGGATTTTTTTCAGGATCCTGCGAGTGTGAGATGACGATAGAGTGGCCGGCCTTCTTTGCTGCCGCCAGTTCCTTTACCTTATCCACCAGCGCACCGTGGCCGATCGTAGGTGGGTTCATTCTGCCGAACGCGAACACGTGATGCTTCTCATCCTCGGCCGGAGGAGTGGCATCCGGTTCACTCTTACCTCTGTTGTTTGCGAAGTTTAATCTGCTGAACTCCGCTCTGTCTACGAGCTTGGTCGGCTTGCTGTCCCTGATGGAGACGAAGCCTTCAGGCTTGACCTGCTTGCCGCCGACCGTGTGCTCGAACTCAGTTGGGTTCCCCAGTGCGTTGACTAATACGTCCTTGGCTTTCTGTAGGTGATGATGCAGTTCGAAAGCTGACCTATATTGTTTCTCGTTTGTCTGTAGGTCGTTTATCAGTTCGTTGTATGAGTCAGCTTTCTTCTGCTTTGCTGCTTCTGTCTTTAGCTTCGATGTCTCTTTATCGCGCTTAGCCTCTAGATACTTTGCATAGTCTTTTGCTGTTGGTGTAGTCTCATCTCTTACCGTCTGATTGATGTATGGCTTTATGAATGCGTCGTGCTTGCTAAGCGCCTCTAGTACGTCTGATCCTGTATTTCTATATGCCTCGTCTGCAGCTTCCCTGTGTTTGGCGTATTGAGCCTGCATGCTGGAAGTATATCTTGTCTTGTTTGTGTCATTGACTTCTGGATTGACTAGGTTTACGTCTGGGTCTTGCTTGAACTTTGAGTGGTCTACGTCGAAGCCGGCCTTCATGTCTGCCAGCGTCTTGCCTTTGTACTTTGTATGAACTACGAATCCTATCTGGGAAGCTGCTATCTTTCTACCCTGTGCTGAGTCTTTTGGAGCTGCGTATGTGATCGTATTTGGCGCGAACTTGTACTTACCACCTTCGTCTTCGATGTCCGGCTTGTCGTAGAGGAAGTCACCTTGGTACACTCCACCTTCCTTCGGCATGACTTTCGGTAGGTGTGCTAGGGCTGACTTCAACTTTGAGACTAGACCAGGCGCGTGACCGTGGTTGGCTTCTATATCTTTTTCTGTATAGTTGAGCTTTGGGTTTACGTTGAACGCTGACTTAGATGCTACGAAGAACTTACCGTTCTCTGGATTGATGCCGAATACTACAGACGGCGAGCCGTCGTACTTGGTGGTGATCTTTGATTTAGACTTACCACCGGTCAGTAGACTATGAAGGTCATCGAGGTTGTTAGCAGCGTGTGCGACACCCTCATCACCTCCGTGGATGATGTGGTCCTCGGCATGTTCTAGATGCTTTAGCTTATCAACATCAAGGGATTCAGTTAGAAACGCAGAGAATGTTAGCATTTTGTTACTTTCTATTACCAAGGATCACCTGAAAGCTTCATTGATGAAGCCATTTTTTCAGATTCAAATTTAAATCTTATTTTCATGATCTTCTTTGCTCCGGCTTTTACGCCGATGGATTCGTTTCCTACTTTTTCTAAAGTGATTTTATATTTTTGTAAAGCACTGAGCTTTTCGTTCTCCGTTGGGTCCATAACCATCGCTTTATAAGGAGGTTTATTACCCTGACCTGTCACTTTGATATAAGGAGGATAGAGAAGTTCTGCGTCCATCCAATCTTGTATGAGATATTTAATAAGTTCTGGTTGCTTCATCTTTAACATTCTCGTTAGTAAAATATCTCTCATGTTAGAGAGTAAAGCTGAACCTATAGCCTCTGTCTTTGATTTTATTCCTGAATTTTGTCTTATGTAAACTTTTCTATCTGAAGTGCTCTGCGGAAGTTTTAAAGTCTTAATCGTTGCTTCTAATTCTTTTTTGTATACACCAGCCAGATCGATTTTCAAACTTTTATCTACTGTTCCGACGCCTGGATTTTTAAACCCGATATCACCTTTAGTTTTTGTAGCCTTAGCTGACAATCCTAAAAACCCATTGTGTGGACCAGAAGTGAATTTAACTAAAATATCTGTTGGATTTTTCTTTTGGTCGACTTCTTCTCCAACCGCTGAAGACATAGAACCTGGTCTAGCTGTCCACCAAACGTTTTTAACCTTACCTGAATATCCGTTTGCCTTAGCCCACTTTAGAAACTCTTCAGCCATAACTTCGGCCTTACCGATCGCATCAGCTACTTGTTCGGTGGTTGCTTGCTTTGATCTTGCGTTGAATTGTTTTTTAGCTTCTTCATCATACCATTTATTTCCAGCAAGAAAAAAGCCAGCCTGTATTTCGTTGATATCCGAGAGAATTGTATTTTGTGTCATTTAACTTCTTCTCATAGTGGAACTGTTATTTCTCAACTATTTATAAAGAAAAAGGGTTGGACCTTTCGATCCAACCCTTGTGTTGCAGCAATGTCGGGCGGAACCCCACCGTGCTCCCGACTGTTCCTTTCGGTTATCCCCTGTGCCACATTGCGTCTAGATTCGCATAGTGCTGCTTCGTGAAGTTATTTATTTGAAAACAACGACTTTTTATTTTGCTTTTGAAAAATATTTTTGCAGCATGAAGGCCGGGGTCCAACCATCGAAGCCGTACCCGTTGTTTAGGTTCGTCTTGACGATCTGAGCCTTGAGCTGATTAGCTACGGTCATTACGATCTGTTCTGTATTGTGCTCGAAGATGCCGAAGCACTCATTGTTATCAGGGTCGATATCCAGCTTACGGATGCTGTAGTTCTTCATCATGCAAATCCTTCAAAGTCTTTCTTGCCAAACTTAGACTTCTTCTTATAGAAGTCGCTGTCACGCTCGCCGAAGTCAGTGTTGTCCATCACCGGTCTGTCATCGATAAGTCCCTCCTGAGCGTCCTGCTCGACGTCGTACAGCTTCATCTTAGACCTGTCGATGCCGACGACGAACCTGCGATATGCAGCTGGGTCGTTGTACCTGTTCTTGAGCTGCTTGACCATCAGCTGTCCCAGACTCTCCATCTCCTCGGAGGTGATCAGGGCAAACATGAAGTCAGCGGTGGCCGGCAGACCAAACGACTCAGAGGTATCCTCGAGGCCGACGTCGCTGTTGCCGAACCCAGATCTGGTAGTCTGAGTGGCA